ATACATAAGCATTAGCAACTGTGCCTGTGCCATAATCTGTGCCTGCACCTTCGCCACCATTGATAGCAGCAACTAAATTAGCAATTGTGCCTGCTGCGTTTGTTCCAATTTTGACATCATTTGCACTAGAAGCAGTTGACTTAAATGTATAAGTTTTATCTGCAACTGTCACGGTGTCATTTGCGGATGGGTTCGCACCCAAAGTTATCACACCCTCTGCCGCTACGGCTTCGGTTGGATTCGCATGGACATTATATGGGGACACACGGCGAGCAGAGTCGTCATAAAATGTTCCCACCAATCCAAACGATTGTTTTGTATTTACACTTTTCTGCAACATATTTATTCTCCTTTCAGATATTTTTGTGTTCCCTTGTCTAAACCGTTGTTTTGAACGGATACAGCGGAGTCAAGTCCATACACTTTGTTGTTTTTGGCGTTTGCTGCCAAGAACCCACGCAAAACTAATTCTGCTTCGTCTTCCGTGGCTTGCAAATTCAACTTTTTACAGGCATAGACCGCTGCGTCTTTGACTGTCATTTCGTCACAAGCAAATGTTCCAATCAATGGTTCAACTTCTTTGACTAATGCGTTGCGTTTTGCAATCATTTTGAGAAAAGCCTTTGGCATTGAATCTTCGGCTTTTTTCTTGCCGTCATCTTTGTCATCGTCTTCGTCCTCAGAATCTTTTTTCTTATCATCGTCAGAATCATCTTCATCTTCGGATGCTTTTTTCTTGTCGTCGTCTTTCTTTTCGGCATCATCTTCGTCTTTGCCGCATTTATCTTCAGCCTTTTTTTCTTCTTTTTCTTCTTCGGCTTCATCATTTGCGGTGCCAGATTCAGATTTGCTATATTCAGACTTTTCCAAGATTTCAGCAATCGTTTTGATTTTTTCTTCTTCGCCACCTTCAAATTCAGAATCTGGTTTTGCGGCGATAGCCATAATCTGACGAATTGCTTCTCTTTTATCAGTATCTGCCATCTTTGCTTCTCCTGTTGAGTTTAGAGAGTCATCTTCCCCGCTCTCTTTCGGGTTTCCGGCACCTGCCGAAATCTCTTTTGTAATGTCCAAGGAATCCATCGTTATTGCCTTGTCATATACACGAACATCCGAACCCATGCGACCATGATTTACCAATGCCACATGATTACCACGAATGTTCTCTTGAACTGCATCATATCTTTGACCGTTATAAACACCCTTTTCTAAACGATAATCACATAAATAACCCAATGATAATTCTTTCTTGCCGTTCTTTATCTCTTCCTGCAATTCTTCCGAATATATCTTAAAATCACCCGTCAGAACATCACCATTGGCTTTTACATTAAATAATACACCACCAGCAGGGCGGTCATCATATTTTGTGAATCCTTCGCCAATCATTTCATGTTCATCAATAAACGGAACAGCATTAAAACTTTCAATCGTTTCTGGGGATGTCAATTCTTCCGCAGGACGATATACCATGTATATTTTATCGGGTTCTAATTCTGGGCTTATTTGTTTTCCAAGATACGGGAAAACACCTGTTCGTGAAATGGGATTGTCTTCAATAAGCCAAAATCCATTCAAATCGATTGTTTTGCTCATATTATAAAAATCCTTTCCTTTATGCTATAATCTAACACAGCCGAACAAAAATGTCAAACTGGGTCAATCTCTACAATCGCTCGCATAACGCACTTGCATGATGGCAACTGAGCGGGGTATCCCCTTATTTCCTGTTGCTTGCCATTTGCTTCCTGTATAACTGGCGGTTTGTCTATGTCAAATATAAAACCATTTAATCCGTTCGGATGTCCGTCATCTTTGCCAGATACACCATCCCATTTGCGATAATGATATTCACGAACAGTATATCCGCCGCCAGAATGCACCCACTCTACTTTCTGTATGCCCGCCTTTGCCATATTACGCAAATTGATAGACATATATGCCTTTCTTGATTGGTCATTGGCGATTATATCTGCACGCCTGCGGGTCATTCCGTTATAATGCAGTATTTCCTGCTTTAATTGCTTTATACTGCCACCAGCCTGCATAGAACGAGCAACCGCCCCTGTTATCTGCTCAAAGTATTTTGATTCAATACTGCGTATCAATGATACATTTTCCATTATACTGGCTTTGATTACCTGTTCCATATCACGTGGAATAACCGAACCTGCCAATGATGGTATCTCTTCGTCATTTGGCATCAGTTTTTTCATTATTTTCTTAAACGATGAGCGGTTGTATTTTAATTGGCGCATAACCATACGCTTTGCCACAACTTCGCCCTGTCTGGCGAATATTTCACGGTATTTCTTTTCCAATTCTTTTAATTCATCATCCACATTGGAAAAAGCACCGTCAGTCGCAAATGTAAAACCGTCTTTGTTCTTTCTATACGATTTTACAATATTATCTGCGACATCTTTCAGCATTTTATCCACCATGCCCTTGATTTCAATACGATATTGACGTTCCAGCGCAGATGAATAATTAAATACATCACTTTTCAGGATTTGCTTTTTCGCCATTGTCTTTGTCCTCATCACCAAAGTTCAAGTCAATGCCAGGTTCTTCAATCTCTTCTGGTAAGGCTGAATATGGCGAACCATCTTCTGTCCGTAATACATCACGTTCTTCATCTGCTGTCGTTATACCAGCATTGATGTGATTCGCTGCCGTCTGTGACTTAATCTGTTGAATTTCCGCTGTTTCTTTTTCCGTTGGTGTGTCAATCGGGTTGAATTTAACATCCAAAGGTATTACACGACCATATTCTGACTTTGTGTATAATTCATTGTGGCGATTGATAATTGGAATATAATCGTTTTCTTGTATTTCAACAAGTGCTTGTTTATAGTCCTTATCTTCAAATTCGCCTGTGCTATTAAATCCCTTTGGTGTAGTTTTTAATAACTTTGTCGCAGGCATACCCGCAATAGATGCAACCAATTGATACTGTGTCATTATCAACGCATCAAAATCAGATAATGATGTGTCAATCTGTGATACTGTGTCCCCCGGTCTTTTTGCATATACGCCAAAATTATCACGCAATTGTGTCAATGCCTGCATAACTTCATACGCCACATCAGGATTGGCAACCATGTTTTCAATATCTGCATCAACAACCAGTAATCTTTTGGTCAATGCTATCATAGGTGCTTCATTGGCGACCTTTTCCGCAGCATATACACGTTCATATATCATCTGTGTCAATGGCAAGCCACCAAAGTAATATACAGGTTTTAATACATCAGATACTTCGGAATTGACCGTTTTTATAACCCAAGACCGATGAATACGCTTTCCGCCTGCCATTACATACCATGTCGGTTCATAAAAATGTGCGCTGGTTGGATCACCCACAGCCTCAGAATCTAATTGTGGTGTCACCCAATATGGTTCTACAACGACCATTCCCTTATATGCGCCCTTTTTAACACCGTCAATATTATATGGTTTTTCCATGTCAACCCCATCAACGACAGGAATAACGATAGAATAACCAAATGTCTTTTTGTTTTCCGTCTGTTTTACGCAAATATCGTTTATCTTGAATTTCCGTCTGGATACATCTTTGATATCCTGTAAAATGTTTATATCTGCATCTGCATCATCTTTTTCTTTATCTGCGGTATTTATATACGCAAGATTATAATCTGGTGCAATAGCATCTTTTGCAGGGACAGTGCATGCACGGTCAATAAATGGATTTTGCTTTAATAATGCGCACGCCTGCCAGCCGATAAATGTCTGATTCAAGAATCCCATCATCTGTGGTGGTATTTCATTATTGAAAGTGCGTGAAAATGAAATATCGCTATCCTGTGCGACTTTCTTTCCGCCTTTGCCTGCTACCATAGGTTTAATATCTGCGATGGTTCGTGGGAATAATTGCTTAAACTTTTCGTCTGGATTGACATCAAACTTGCTTATTTTTTCACCAATAGCACGCAGAAATTCGGTATATGATATTCTCTTTTCTTCTGGTTTATCTTGCGCTGGTTGGTCAATAATAGGTTGTTTTGATTGTTTTTTGAATAGGTCTGAAAATTTCATAATAAAAACCCTTTCCTTGTAATGTTTATGATATTATAAACAATTCATTTGTAAATGTCAAAAAACAGAAAAGGGGCGAAAACCAGAAACTAGCGTTGCCCCCCAGAATATTACAGTTTGTTTTGCTACGCTGGCACAATACCATAAAAAGCCTCGGTAGATTCTCGACCGATTGGTCAAGACCCAATATTGTCTATCAAGGGTGGCCAGAGTTCTAAGAACCTAGCAAGAATATACTGGACACCTGAAACGGTAGGCACTAGGATCCACGCCCCCGCTTATCGACAGTATTATTGTAAATCAAAAACGCATACAATGTCAAATTAAAATAAACCACGATGATTAAATGCTTGGTTGATGGAATAATTCGTCATGTCAGTTATATCATCATGTTCTGCCGAACCATCAGCACTAAACGCATCTAATTCAGCCAAAAACTCCCGTGATATTGGATGATTTTCTGATTCAGGCAAATATACACATCCGCTGGCTACATATCCCACACAATCCATAGCACGTGATAATTTGTCTTTTTCTGGCGTTATTGCTATAATTGGCAATCCGCCCTTTCTACGCAAAGATTGTATCAATCCTGTGCCACTTGCCTTGTCTTCAATATAAACTGCCGATATTCTGCGATTGCCCAATCCGTTTTGCCATTTTTTCCACAATGCCAAGAATGTTGATTCAAGTTCTGGGGCTTCAAACTTGCCGTGAACCATATCAAGCAAATACAGTTTATTATCATTTGTCAGCCCCCAAACACCGATTGCAGTATAATCGTTCCATTCATTAGTTTTCATGGCTGTATCGGCTGTTATATATAATTTACGGAACGGAACATTTGTGTCTTTGTAATACTGCCACCATTCATGCTTATATACACCGCCTCCCTGCGTTATAGGTGCCTGTTGATACTGGGAATAGTATAAAAACGGGTTTTCGTTTTTCATTTTTAACAGCATCTCAGCAGGGTATCTTTCTTCCCAGAATGATTCGCCTGTCTGCTCATTTAACGCAGGAATAACAAAAAAATCCCATTCGTCAGGGTATTTTTCCTTGATATAGTCAATCAAATCGTCTTTTGCTAATCTTTGGGCAATAATAATTGTCGGGTCTTTTGACGGTCTGTTTTTACGACTACGCAGGGTATTTTCAAATATGTCTATCGCATTTTGCTTTTCAACTTTGGATTTATAATTATCTGCTTTCAAGAAATCGTCTACAATTATTCCACCCCCAAAACGGTCATCAAAAGTGCCTGCACCAAATCCAGTGATAGAACCTGCCATAGGAACAGCCCTGAATTCACCACCACCTGCTATCTTCCACAAATTCGCTGCTGCGGTGTTTTGGTCTATACATAATCCGAATATTCTGTGAAATAATGGCGATTCTATTATATCACGAATCTTTTTACTGTGTTTTATACAAAGGTCATTACTGTATGATGTATAGATAAAATTACAAAATGGATTGGCAGCATAAGAAAACGCATGAAAATATATCACCAATTGACTTTTGCCAGCACGTGGCGATATTCCAATATACAGGTTCTGCTTTTCATTCGTGCCTTTCATATAAGACACTAACTTACGGGCTATTTCATAATGGAACGGTTGTAAATCAAACTGTGTCCTGTTCATATACCAATGAAAAATGCGCACAAACCGACAAAAATCACCCAGCATTACCCTTTTTGCTTCCGCTGGGTTATCCATCAGCCATCTGATGTCATCATCATTTATCGGTGCCAGTTGTTTTATCAAAGTGATTTTCCATTTCCTTTACTAAGTCAAGATTTACTGACAAAGCATTTAATGGTTCGCCATCCTTTCCTGTCAATTCATGCTTCTGCGCTGGCTCTTGCCCTGTGTATTTGGCATAGGTATTCAGAAAATCCGCTATTGCCTTTGCAGGTTCTTTCTTGTTGAATACTTTATATGGATACGCATGAATCAACGCTTCAATCAAGGTTTTATCTTTTATATCAACACCTATGTTTTGTAGCATCTGAGCAAAGGGTGTTTTTTCTACTGGCAAATTGCCCAATTCAGTAAATATCAGGCGCAAATCTTTACGCTGTTTATATATGCCAGCGGTCGCCTGACCACCCTTGCGCCCATTCTCTGCCTTATCTTTGGTGTCACCTTTTTGATATCTAACAAGATTATCTATGTTCGGATGTGGATTTGCCATAGTTTAATCCTTTTGTATTAGTTGTTCAAAAACAATATCACGTGGCAAAATTCCCCGACAATAATATCCTACTCCAAAACTCGGTTGGTTGCCACAATTCTTAAATTTTACCCGTCTATCAAATAACATCAATTCTACCCCCCCCTAGCAAACAAGCGAAACGGAGCAGAATCGTTCAGCCAAGTCATTGGTAATAATAACGCAAACGGTTTTCCCAACGAAATAACTTTTTCAACCAAGATTGCTTTATTATGAAATGGTGGATTACTTATTAAAATATCAAAATCGGGTATATCTTGCGCAAATAATCCATCACCAAAGTCATAAAAATTTTGTCCATCGTTTTTATGTGAGTATATAACATTAAATCCCGATTCTTTGAATATTTTAACATATTCTGATTCTTCTGTGTCAAATGGACACCAGATAGTTTTGCCTTTGAATTTATCCAGATATTTTAACAAAGGCAATACCGCACAAGGCGGAGTATAACACTCATCGTTGATATGCAAAGTTTCATAAATACGTTTCATCATTTCAGTTTATACCCACAGTTTGGACACACTTTCTCTTTTTTTTCGTTTTCAACCACATCATCAAGGTTTGTTTCTTCTGTTTTTTCCAATACTTCCATCCCAAAATCTTCCATATCCAGCCCGAATTCGTCAATCAATACGCCAAGATTGTCGTTATACCCTGATACTTCTACCAGTTTATTGGAAGCGATGACCAAATCTGCTTTCTGCTTTTCGGTCAATCCTTTCGGCGCATATACGCAGGGAACTTGTTCCATACCTAATTTCTGTGCAGCCATTAAACGCCCATTTCCCGATAATACTTCCATTGTTTCAGGACAGACCAAAAGGGCTTCACCCCACCCATTCCTTTGAATTGATTTAATAATAAGTTCTATATCCTTATCATCATGGTTTTTAGGATTCTTTGCGTATGGTTTTAACTCTTTAATGTCTAATAAAAGACATCCAGTCGGTGTATTTATCATAATTTTTGTCCTCCGATTTGTTTTTACTGCATTAAAACACGGTTTAATAATGCAAAGTCATTTTTCAATGTGCTTGATATACGACCCAATAAATCATTATCACCCGCATCTAATGTTTCGTCTTTCAATGTTTGTTCAATCTGATATACGGCTGTTTTAATCAATTCTGCCAGTGTAGATAACTTTGAGATGGTTTCAGCATCATCAGCAGGCAGTAATTCAATCGCCTGTGCCATGATTGATTTATGCGTTGGGACTGGCTTTTCATTATACATAAAATAGTTTTCTTTGATTTCGTCTTCATAATCATCAAGATTGTCATGGATTCTGTCCATCAAAAGATGATT